CCCGCGCTTGCCCCGGTCCTCCTTGGTCGGGGAAGCAACCACGAAAATGACAATAAAGAATCTTCAGATGGGGTTTGGTAGGCCCGGAGGGCTTAAAAAATACGCCATAAATCAGATGGTTGCAACGGCGAACCGAGAAAATTCGCCCATTGATATCATTGGCGAAATTCGGGGTAAGGCGAACCTTTTGCCGACCGATGCAAACGAAAACCCCGGCGCGCTGGCGGGCGCATCCGGGGCTAATGACAAAGCACAACGGCTTCAAGCCGAACAATACACCGACGCCCCCGCCGCTGCAAGGCGCGTCGATCAGAACGGAAACTGGAACCGTGCCCGGTGGGGCTGGCTCAAGGCTATCACAGGTGACGGTGATCTGTCGCCGATGGCCCGGCTTCTCGCCCATGTTCTCGCAACGCAGTTTTCGCACCATGAGACGGCCCATTGCGCCCCCGGAACCGACACGCTTGCCGATGCTCTCTGCACCTCTGCCGATACCATAAAGCGCGCCCTGCGCGATCTGACGGCGGCGGGATGGCTGATCAGGACCGAAGGACGCGGGCGCGGAAATCGGTCTGAAATCTTCTTTCTGGGCGGCAACAACGTGGTGCCGATGATCTGCCCGAAGGGGCCGGATGCCTCCGGCCATGACCGCCCGAAGGCGGTTCAAGCACCGACCACGAAGCACGAAAAAGGGGGCAATCCTGCACCCGTTTATGACCGCGAAAGGGCAACGCAAAAGGGGGCAGATATGCGCGGAAAAGGGGGCAAAACTGCACTTTCCTATATAAAGGCTGACCAAAAGAATATCCAAAGGGCTGGCCAGCCGCCCGAACCACTTTTTTTCAACCGTCCCGTTGTGAAGATCGACCGGGGTTCCCACAACGAGGAATCTTGGAACGCTTGGCTTGCGAAGGGCAGGTGGCCGAACCTCACGGCGCTTGATCAGCGATTCGATCAAGGTTGGCGGGTTCCTTTCCGGGTTCCACCACGGGCGGACGATCAGCTCGAAACGCGGATTGCTGAGAAATGGGCCAGCATCGCCTGTAGCGCCATGCAGGAACGGGCCAATGCTTGAGCAAGCGAAAGACAGGATGGCAGCGCATTGCTGCACCAGAGCCGCCGAACGGGTCTGCACCCTGCCTGCTACGGCTGACCACACGCTTGCGAGCGCCAGACCAGCGGGCAGCGCGTGACCACCGCGGGTCCTTCCCGGCCCTGACGTATACGGGGGGGCGAGGCGCGAGGCTTTAAGCTATGCAAGCAATTACAAGGGGTTAAAAGATGCGGATCATGTCGGAACTGCCGGGGCTGGGGGGAGAGAAGCCCGTCCATCGCATTGGCGGTTCCGACCTTTGCGACCTGTTCGGCATCACGCCGGGGATGCTGACCACCCTTGGCAAGCGCGATATTGTGGTTCGTCTTGGCCATGATGCCTATGACCTTGAGGAAAGCACCCGCCGCTATATCGCCGGTCTGCGCGAAACGGCAAGCGGGCGCGGCGGCGAAGAACAGGTGCTGAACCTGACCGGAGAACGGGCGCGGCTGGCGCGGGAACAGGCCGACGCGCAGGCCCTGAAAAACGCCGTGCTGCGCGGCGAATACGTCCCGGCAAGCGAAGTGGAACGGGCTTGGTCCGATACCCTGCGCGCGCTGCGTTCCCGGCTGCTGGCGGTGCCTTCCCGGCTGCGCCAGTCCATGCAGCACCTGACCACCAGCGACGTGACCATGATCGACCGCGAATTGCGCGACGCTTTGCAGGAACTTGGCAATGCCGACGCTTGACCAGATCACAAAGCAGGCGCTGCGCGCCCTGATCCCCCCGCCCCGCCTGCGCCTGTCGGAATGGATCGAGCGAGAAATCGTGCTGCCCGATGGCGTGTCTGCCTTGCCCGGCCCGGTGCGGCTTTGGCCCTTTCAGCGCGAGATTGCCGACGCCATAGGCGACGCGGAAATCGAACGTGTTACCCTGGTGAAGCCCGTCCGGGTAGGGTTCACCACGCTTCTGACCAGCGCCGTCGCAAGTTTCGTGGCCAATGAACCTGCGCCAATCCTTTGCCTTCTACCAGCAGAGGCTGATTGCCGCGATTACATGGTGTCGGATATCGAACCGATCTTCGCAGCGTCGCCGGCGCTTGCCGCCGTCCTGTCGGATGCACAGGACGAATCCGGGCGCAACACGCTTCTGTCGCGCCGTTTCCCCGGCGGATCGTTGAAAGTGGTCGCAGCGAAAGCGCCGCGCAACCTGCGCCGTCACAACGTCCGGGTGCTGTTCATGGATGAAGCCGACGGCATGGAAGCAACCGCCGAAGGTTCGCCGATCCTCTTGGCCGAACGCCGCACCATGTCGTTCCCCGACCGCAAGATCGTGCTTGGATCGACGCCGGTGCATGAAGAAACCAGCCACGTTCTGCGCGCCTATGCGCGGTCTGATGCCCGGATTTACGAGGTGCCTTGCCCGGAATGTGGGGCGATGAGTGAACTGCTTTGGCCCGATATCATCTGGGATGCAGGCGCGCCCGAAACCGCCCGCTGGCGCTGCCCGCATTGCGCCGCAGAGGTATCGGAACGGCACAAGCTGGAAATGGTGGCCAAGGGTGAATGGCGCGCCACACAGCCGCAGGTGAAGGGCCATGCCGTGTTCCGCATGAACGCCCTGATATCGCTGCACTCGAACGCCGCTTGGGGCAAGCTGGCGGTGGAATTCGTGCAGGCGAAAGACGATCCGACCACGCTGCAAACCTTCGTCAACACGATTCTTGGCCAAGGCTGGCGCAGCGAAGGCGATGAACTAGCCGAAGATGAATTGATGGCCCGCGCCGAACCCTTCGGCCTTGCCGCCGTGCCTGCCGAAGTGCTGGCCTTGACGGTTGGCGTGGACGTTCAACACGACCGCCTGGAAGTCACCTATCTGGGCTGGACCGAAGGCGGCGTGGCGCTTGTGCTTGGGCATCGGGTGATCTGGGGCCAGTATGACACCGAGGAAACCTGGGCCGAACTGGACGCGCTTATTGGTGCCCGCTTTCCCCATGCGCTTGGCGGCAAGATCGGGGTGGACGCCTGCGCCATTGACGCGGGCGACGGGGTTTCCATGCACCACGTCACCGCCTTTGCCACGCCCCGGACCCGGCGCAAGGTGCTGGCGATCAAGGGCGCACCCGGCAACCGCCCCGTGATCGAACGGGCGGGTTCCAAGACCAAGACCGGCGCGCGGCTGTGGATCATCGGGGTGGACACGGTAAAGCTGCAACTGTTTGGGCGGCTGGCGCAGGCGGGCAGAGTTCGCTTTTCCGCCGATTTGCGCCCAGTTTGGTTCGAACAGCTTGCGTCCGAACGATCGGTGGTGCGCTACAGCCGAGGCCAGCCGACGCGCAGCTTCGTTCGGATACCGGGGCGGCGGGCAGAGGCGCTTGACTGTGTGGTCTATGCCTTCGCCGCGCGGGGATTGCTCAATCTGGACTATGACCAGCGCCGCGCCGATCTTTCGACCGAAACTGCACCTGCGCCGAAGCGCGCCCCGGTGCTGGCGTCAAGCTGGATGCGAAGATGAAAGTCAGAAAAGGGCGCGAATCGACCGCTTTCCGCCAGCTATTCATTCGCTAACCTCACCTTCTATTGCCATATTTTCCGCCCAGAACTCGCCGATTGCAACGACCTTGACATTCCCTTTCCGCAATACGAAGCGCACCGGAATGTCTCCACCTTCCATGTGCCTGTTTATCTTGAGGATGGCGGCGGGCAGATCGGCCTTTTCCGTGTTAATCAATTCGAGAATTCTGTCTGTCCCGAGCTTTTCCGCGAGATATTGGGAAATCGTCGGAACCGGAAATTTCTCTTCCAGAACAGCGACGATTTCAGCGTTCATTGAGCGCATGTTCCGTGTCGCTGCGGCATTGATGCGATCACGCATCCCGGCGGGCAGCCGAAGCATATATTTCTCGCTCTCGCGGTTTGTCGGCACTGTCATGGCGATTCCCTTGGTATGATGGCACCGTGCCACATTTTTTTTCTTGACGCAAGCATGGCACCGTGCCATGTTGTGCAGATAGGAGTAGCCGCATGACCGAGAAGACGACGATCCGATTGCCCAGCGAACTTTTCAGGCGATTGAAGGATTCGGCGAAGAGAAATCGGCGCTCAATGAGTGCGCAACTGGTGGTCTTGCTCGAAGAGGCGCTTGCGGCGGAAATAGAGTGCGCCCGGTGAGCTGGATTGGCACCCTTCTGACCCGGATCACGGGGCCGATGCAAAAGCGCCAGATTGAAGCTGGCGGCGGCGGGCGGCGCTGGCAGGGTTCGCCCATGCTGAACGCGCCGCAAGCGTCGATCCTTGCCGCCCGCGCGCCAGCCAAGGCCCGTGCGGCGGCGCTTTCGATGAAC